GAACATAATTGATGGGGCGTTTGCCCTTGCTCATTGAAAGCTATGAAGGAGGTTCTCAAGACGGCACAGGAGGCAATGCTCCTTATCCTCCTCGTCGGGCGATCCATGATTGATGCCATCCGTGTTTCTGGCAACGAGTGCCAGAGCCACATAGCAATCTCCCAAAAGCTCCCACATATCGGGAGCCTTGGAGAATAGCTTGGCGAACTTGATGCTCTCTCCAATTGCAATGGATTGGTCAATGGTGAGGACTAGCTTGTCGTTCTTATCGAGTACCATGTCGCCGTCTGCGTGGAGTGGGAACTCCATTGGTACTCTCACTTCGTCTTGGTCGATTCCTGATGGTATGATGATGTTGCTCATTTTGTTTTGTTGGTTTGTTGTTAGTTAATTCCTAAATCGTATTCCAGTTCATCAATGCGGCACTCTGTGCTTTCGATCTCGTCAAGAATGGAGAGGTATTCTTCATCTTCCTTGTCTCCGATATATGCATCTCGCTTCTTTTCAAGATCACGCAAATCGTCCTTGAGGTTAAGAAGAACTCCGTGGTCTTCCCAGTTTTCTTCCCAGTCTGTCATGATGCTCATAGTCTGTTGTAGTGTTTGAGGATTGGTTTGATTAATTCGTCGGTGATCTCACGGGTCTTGCCAAGCGAGTTAAGTTTCATGATCTGCTCTAGTGTGCGGAGCATTAAATCAAGCTCACCTTGAAGGTGCAAGATTTGTTCGTTAGAATCCATGTTCGATTTTATGTTGGGTGTTTGCGATTTCTTTCTTGGTCTCCCTTAGGGAGATCCTGTTGAGCATCATCGTGCATTCCATAGGTTTGTCACGATAAAAAACAGCAATGTTTTTCTCGGTCTGCTTGCGGCTGTATTCGAGAAGCTGGAAGCTATATACTACAAGCCCCACGAAAAGCGTGATGACTCCAAGGGAGATTACAAAGATTGTCATATTAATCGTTGGAGATTTCGTTTCCAAGGGCTGTGCCTACGATGATCGTGTCCACGCTCGGCCCTTCATTGATCACATTGATGATGATCGGTGATGGATCGTGGATCTCAAACGGAGGAGGAAGGGTTTCCCATGCCATGCAGGATGATAACGGAATTAGGAGGAGGTATTTCATTTAAGTGAGGAGGCAATGGCGTTGTTCATGGATGCCGCACCAGCGAAGATGGAGTCGAGGTGGGCGAAGTGGTGGGGTTCAGCGTAGTTGCTTTCTAGTTCTTTGTCGGCGGCGATAGCGAGATGCAGGATCTCGTTTGCCCTCGACTTGCTGATGCGGATCTCATCCATGCCGTGGCGGTCTGCCATCTTAACTGCGACTTGCAGGAGTGGCTTGATGTTGTCGATTACTGCGTGTGTGTTTTTCATGTTTTGGTTGAGCGGAGGTTGTGCCGCTGAGATCAGTCTTTCAGGTTTTGCAGGATGATCAAGAACTTTTTTCAATTATTTTTCATGTCCTCTAGAGCCTGTGTGGATGCGGCTAAAATGGAAATCCCCTCCCCAGCACATGACAACTGGAGAGGGGACGCAACCACGCACCGAACTAAATTTTAGAATGGGATTTCTTCGTCCCTATCATTGGGGGCATAGCCATTAGACTTTGACTTGTTGTGGGAGTCAACACCCTTTTTGAATGGCTCTTTCACGGACAGGGAAAGGAAGGCATCGCCGTTCTTGGAAGTCTTCTCCCAGATGCTCACCTCGTAATCCTTGCCGTCCACATTAAGTGGGCCGGCGAACTGCGGGGCTTTGGGGTTTGCGTTGTCTTTGCGGAAAGCCGCACCTCGATTTTTGTTGTCGTATTGCATTGTTGTTTGTTGTTAATTCCTTTCGTCGAATCGTAGATATTCAGATCGGAAGGAAAGTGGGATTCTACCAGTAGAGGTGGCACGAGACAAGGCTATATTTAACCACCAATCGTTAGGGTTCTCCTCGTCTCTCTGGATCTTCAAAAACATATCGCAGTCATTCTCGATTCCCCTTGACTCACGAGATGCCCCATCCGCATTAAGTTGTGTGAGAGCGATGATGGGAATACCAAGCTCCTTTGCTAAAATCTTGATCGTGCGTGAACTCTCAGCCACTTGTTGCTCCCGGCTCTCCTTGCGGTTCAGGGGTTCTATAAGTTGAATGTAGTCCACGACAAGCATCTTGATCTTATGCACAGCCGCCATGCGTCGAGCGGCGGCACGGAGTTGAAGAGGGTTGATGCTGGACTCGTCCCTCACATAGATGGGTAGCTTACTCACCTGACTAATGCCCCATCTGATTTTGTCCATGAGTGCTTTGTTCGGGTCTTTGGAAAGCTGACTGATGTCGGCTCCTGAGAATGAAGACACAAGGCGATCAAGCAACTCGCCGCTTCCCATCTCAAGGGAAATGATACCCACAGGGTTGCCAGCATTCGCTGTACGCATAGCCATGTTCAGGGCGAGGCTAGTCTTCCCTCCCTTGGTTGCGGCTCCGATCACAATCACTTGCCCCCCACGAAATCCAGAGGTGATGTCATCGAGTGGTTTAAATCCAGTCGTGATTCCGATCAACTTGCCTCGGTTCTTAACCATCTCCTCGTAAGCGGACAAGCGGTTTAGTGCCACCTCACCAACGGACTCAATGCGTCCTTTGGACTCAGCATCAGCGGCAATTCCAATCAGCACCTTCTGCACGATTTCGGATAGATCTCCTCCCCCTGCTGGATCGTCAGCGGCATGAATGATCTTCTCTGCTCCAGCCTTGGCTAATCGGGCAGTATGCTTCTTGCGTAGGATGTCAAGATACTCACTCCAGTTTGAAGTCACGGCTGGCGAGATAAAACACTCCGTGATGAATGATGGGCCTCCCACATCATCCAATGTCCCACCAACGCTCATGTGGTCTGTGATAGTGACAAGATCGCACTCCTTGCCTTCAGTCCAAAGACTTAGAGCGGCCTCAAAGATCTTCCTGTGGCATGGGTGGTGAAACAGCTTTGGGCTGGCATAATCAGCGGCCTCGTTAAGGATAGCTGAGTTCTGGAGGACGCAGGAAAGGAATGCCTTCTCTGCTGGATCGGATTGTGGTGTTATTTGTTTTGTCATGTTAAATTAAATATTGAATATCTGTGAGTTGGTTTTGCTCCATAATGTAAAGCTCTCCCCTGCCAAGGTCTTTAATATTTTCTTGTCTCTTGAGTTCTGCGGCATAAGCCCATCCAGCACAGCGAAGAGATGGTGATCCGTCTGCTATCATCAACACATACACATCAACCATATTGTTCTTCCACAATGCACATGGTAACCTACCAGTCTTGTATCGTGTAGTCTTAACATCAATCGCAAGCCCCCTGTATTCACAATCGCCCCTATCTGTGGCTTGTCCTACTGGCTTGGCATCAAGGTCTGGATAAATGTTGAGGTGCTTGCATAGAGCGATCTCGCCCATGCATCCGTCAATGTCGATCTGGAATTTGTCCTGATCGCCGAATTGCCTGTCAACTATTCCGTTGGCACGAGAGCAGAGATGACGCTTCTTTCCAACGAAAGCCGCAAGTCTGATTTCGGCTTCATTAAGCGTGATGATCATTTCTTTTTCTTGCGTTTAGACTCTGGTTTTGCGGCCTTTATTGCCCAGTAAAGTTCAACTTGCTTTTGGAATACAAACCATTCTTTTGAAAGGTCTTCTTTCCAGACCACTTCAAAATCCCCCTCATCCTGCTTTCCAATGCGGACGATGGCATGAGACTTTATTTGATTTGTTTTGCATAAACATGATTCTCCCATAGCCTCATATTCTGCAACTGGCTGATTCTCGTTCCACAACGCCGCATAACCAGCACATTGTCTCCAATAGCTTTCGCTGATCTTCTTTGATGTCTTGAAATCAATCAACACATGATGACCATTTTCCCTGTGTGCAATAAGGTCAATCGTCCCTCCATAACGGACGGCGTTATGCACAAGCTGGATCTCCGTAGCGACTTTTTCAAGGTGCTGTTCGTCCCACCAATCGACAAACTTGTTGTAGCAACCCAACGCCTTGTCGATGTCATCCTGCGAGTAATCCTCAAGGTCAGCCACCTGACCATTGAGATAGCACTCAATCAAGAAGTGAGCGATGGTTCCAATGTCAGCGGCCTTGTCCCTTTCCTTTTTGTAGTCCTTGCCTTCCCTGCCAAGGTTCCATGCCCAATGGATTAGGGCGGAAGGATCGTCTCCGATCTTGCATATAGTTGACCCACCGGGAACTTCCGTTCCATCAGCTAGGATGTATTTCTGATGGGGGGCGTTGCGTACTAGTTTTACTTTTTCCATGCCTCATTCATAGGAGGCTTCAATCTCATGGTCAAGAACAAATCTTTCCCAATCTTCATCAGTTGCTCCATCGGCTCCAGTAGCGTTTCCGAGGCCGTTTTGCGTCACAAAGATTTCACAAAGTAAGGCAAGTGCATCAGCCCTATCTGGTGAGTTACCCTTGGTTCGCTTCTTGAGATCCTTCTTCGACTCTAGCAAGGTTCTCTCGTTCTTGAGCGAATAGATCCTAGCACAAAGCTCCCTAGCAGTTTGGTCATCCAATCCACGGAGCCTTCCAGACATCACAATCATCTTAATCTGACCCCATAGTTGCGTGACCCGGTTGGCATAGACTTGCTTTGCTGGTCGAGGATCTTCCGTGGAGATGGCATTGTCAGTAGCCGCACCACCGAAGCTCACCCTGATGAACCCATTCTTCCATCGTTGCTGGATGATGTCGGCAATACCAGCACCACCACCAGTCGCATCTAGGGCGAAGTCTTCTGGTCTCACATTGTGTTTATTCAGAAGTTCAATGGTCTTATCAGCCACCTGATAGAACAATGGATAGTCTGGGCTTTCCTCCAAATGAATCCTCACAACATCGGTGAGGAGCATGGTGAGTTGACCATCCGTTGCCTTTCCCACTTTTGCAAATCGCAGAATACAATCATCTCCGTCCGTGGTGAACGCTGGATCAAGGGCGGCAATGGTCTTCACTCCTCCACCAGTCCAAAGGATTGTCTCACGAGCCTTGCCGTCCTGAATGGTTGCTGAATCAAGGATTGTGTTTCTTGCTCCGCTCTTGCTCCACATACCACGGCAATAGGAGTTCCATTCAAGGCTCCCCTCCCCGAAGTTCTTCTTGATCGTATCCACATTGTCCTGACCAAACAAATACGGATAGATGGTTTTACCAGCTTTAATGTTGGGAGACTTGAGTCCGTCAAACCTCACGCAGATTCCGCTCTTGGTTTCCCAATGCTCGTCATCATCACCAATACTCCCCCACCCCATGCGAGGTTCACAAAACAATCCGTGCGGATCATACATGGAAGATGCGTTGGCAATGGCAATGAAATGATAGAAGTCCGTACCCACTTCCAAGTTTGCCCTAGCTGAATACACGGCTGGGTTGGTCTGGGCCGCTTCGTCAACCATGATCACCATGCGAGGCAAGTGAACGCCCTGTAGCTTTCCTACTGCCTGTTCTACAGCACCAGAATCCACGGCAAGGGCAATGATACTGCTCCTGTCATCTCCCCTCTGGAACTGGATCTTGGTCTGGGAGTCCACCACATTAAGTCCGAAGAGGGGAACGGCAGGACGAACGAACCGCATCATTTCAGACCAGATACGACCCCTGAGTGATGGAACAGTCGTACTTGTGAGTGCCACTCGTGTAGCCATAGGCTTTGCCAAATACTCCACCAGAGACAAGAGCGTGAATGTGAATGTCTTTCCAGCGGCGGCACATCCAGTCACTCCAATTTCATCGTAGCTAGTCCAAGCCCATAGAGCGAGTTCGTTCCAATCATTCCAAGACCTGATCACATCAGGCCACAGCATTGCAATACAATGCTTGATATGCTGGCCTCGTGAGAAACCGCTATAGATAGACGGATCTTTACACGCCACCATCAGCAACTCTATCTCAAGTTGCGTGATGGACGGATACCCGCTTAGATCCAGCCCGTAGGTCTGGAGCTTCAAGGCTTAGAGTCCTCGTAGCTGGGAGCGAATGGAATCAAGCCCAGACTTTGGATTGCCCTTGCTCACGCTCTCCTCATCGGAGGATGATCGTGTAATCCTAGCCTGAACGGAAGCGTCTTCCTTGGCTCGGTTCTTATACTTAGCCAACTCTGCCTCCACCTTCGCCAGCTTCTCAATAGCATCCTTAGCGGCAACGGCAAGGAAAGGAGTAAGTGCCATATCGTTTGAGCTTGCAGTACCCATCATGATGGCTTCTGCGGCTTCACGCCTAGCTCTAACAGCCTTGTCGTGATCCTCGTCACCGATCTCCCTGAACAATTCATTCTTGTTAGCGAGATGTGCCGCAACACGATCAAAGTTCTTCTTGGCACTTTCCATGAACTGCTGGTGGTTCTTCTCCTGCTCTACTTGAAGATCCTGATTAGTCTGACGATAGTTCTCCAAAGCACCTTCCAGATTACCACGCTTGCTGTCAGCATCATTGATAAGATTAAGGAACTGAGCGGCGGCGGCTCCACCACCGAACGATTCGTCAATAAACTCGATACGCTCCTTGCCCTTTATGGCGAGTGCCTTCTCCGCAATAGATTGATCATCACCAATCTCCTTTGCGAATGTGGAAGCCTTGTCTATCGCTTCACTATATGGTTGCTCATATTTCTCCTTGAATTTTGGGGAACGCTCAAAAGCTGTACGCTCAAGCTCTGCCTCCAGCTTCTCCAACTTATCACGATAAGATGTTACTTCCGTGTCCTTCTCCTTGAGGGAAGCCTCATAAGCCTCAGCCTTCTTGCGAAGTTCGGCAATATTGTCCTCCTTGGATTTCTTCTTGGGAGCCTCTACAGGCTCAGGGTCTTTTGTAAGATCAAGATCCGAAAGATCAAAGCTATCGCTTGATGCGGTTTTCTCAGTAGCCCTTTCCTTGGTCTTCTTTTCCTTCTTAGGCTCCTCTGGCGTGGACTCCACTCCGTCAAGATGCTTCAGGAACTCGTCTGATTCCATGCTGGTGATCTCCTCAATGCTCTGAGGGACTTGCTCACCGCTCTCCACCTTGGAATAATCTACACGCTCGATCTTAGGCTTCTGGTTGATCTGGCGGTTCAATACTTGCTCAAACGACTCAGAAGCGGGTTCTGGCGTGGAAGCAATGATGGGGTCTGCTGGCTGTGTTGTTGGTTCGCTCATAAATTAAAATTCTCCTTGATAGGACGGGTTGATCTCTTCGATTTCTTCAGGCACAACTGCGAGTCCATGAAGATCATTAATTATAGATGCCCTGCCAGCATCGAACCCGAATAGAACATGGGCATTATTTGCACTAGCTACTAGGGCATTGGTGCTTCCCAATACTTTTGCGGCGGTGAGTCCATCCACAACGGATAGAGCTTGTTTCATGATAGGAAGATCAAGGATCTTCTTTAGTTCTGCGGCAAGGGCTGTGTCAGCCCTCCAGTCTGTATATGTCATAGTAGATCTTTTTCAGTCGGCATTTCATCATCAGAGAATAGAATTCCTTCTTCCTCCGCTGTTTCAATTTCATTAAGTGCTTTGATAATGGAGTCGCTATTAACAACTACATTGAATCCACTTACAGCTTCAGCGTGTTCTTGGCAAGCCTTAATTGCCTCTTCTGGCGTATCCCCAATCCCGATACAATCACCGATCTCTGGCATCTTAACGCCATCCGTAGGGACGATATAGCCTTGCCCCTCGATCTCGGCATAGTTACGCCACTTAATCCATTGCCTAGCCTCTGGCTTGACGCTTACTGGACACCAGCGTTCATTGGCAAAGTCGGAAGTGATAATCGCCAAGGCTCCGTATTTAGCCCTCCATACAGGCTCCACAAGCTCTCCGTTGGCACCAAGCTCCACAATCTCCCCCACATTCTCAATCATCTCCCAATACAGGGCAGATGGAGGTGCAGGGCAACGAGTCGTAAGGTCTATAAGATAGGGAGTTCCATCATCCGTCACCCGCACTTCCGTGGAGAAGAACTGGGCATACCCGGACTCCTCAAGGAATGGCGTAAGGCAGTCGTTAACATACTTTACTGGCTCCGCAACTTTGTCATAGTCCCTCACGCATCCCAAATAGCCTTTGTCCTTCACCTCCACACCGACGAGGCAAGTGGATGGGAATTTCCCACCAACGGAGTAGCCGTCATATCCAGCTTCCACAACTGAATCAATCTTATGCTCCACGATAAATGGGAACACCTCACAGGCTCCACCAAGTGCATCCCAAAGCTCGTTCATGCGAGGCTCAACTTCCTTCCAGCTTGCGGAATGGAAGGTTTCTGCAAGCCCTCGGAATCCGCTAATCTTCACATACACATCGTCATTCTCCTCAAGATACTTGCGGAGATTGCTCATTCCAGTTACAAGCTCGCACTTGCCCACAGGAAGCCCAAGGGCTTTCATCGTCTCTTTAGCCCTCCAACGCTGGACTTCCATCTTCTCGCCTAGCCCTGCCCCCCAGACTTTATAACCTCTGGAACGAAGCCACTCTTGAAGCTGGTAGAAGCCCACATCGGGGAAGACGATGAAGTCCACCTCGTCGATAAGCCTCCACATATCCTCGACACGCTCCACTCCTTTGAGTCCAGTCCCAACCATAGCAGGGCCATGTTTGGGGAACGAGCGATCAGCATAGGGAACGAAGTAACTCACTTCATGATCTTCTGCCAGACGCTCGGCAAATGCCGTGAAGATTCCGTGGTCAATTACAAGGCACTTACTCATTTTCTTCAATCCCCATTTCCTTTGCTTGGTTGTCTCTAATTGTTTGTATCAGTAGCTTGTGAGCTAGTGCCAGTTCAGAATCACTTCCGTGAAAGGTGCGATGGTACAAGTACCTATCGTAGATCAATGCTACGATCAATTCCGTTGCTTCTGCTTTCCCCGCATCGAAGGGGTTCGTTTCCATTTGGTTTGTTTTTAGGGTTGGATTTGTCCGTATTTCTGAGCCACCTTGAGGCGGTCAACCATCAGACGCTGTGCGGTCTTGCGATCCTGCAACTGCATCTGGTGTTGAGCCTTGGCTTGCTTGATCTGAATATCGTTCTGGAGCTTCATCCGATCCAACTGGATTTTGTTCATGGCAACCATAGCCTTGGGGTCTTGCTGTTGCTGTCCCTGTTGCTGTTGAGCCATTTCCTGCTCCTGCATTTGCTTCGCCATACTATTGATCTGATCAGCAACCTTCATAAGTTCGCTGGTCTGCTCATTGAGATTGTTGAACTGCTCATCACGAGTCGGGTCTTCCTCAAGATATTTCAGGTGAGTGAGAATATGAGGAATAGCGGATTGCAAGACAATAGAAACCTGACGAGGATCTGCCTTCTGATCCTGAATACCCTGAACCATGCTTTCGCAGAATCGAAGATGGACTGTGAGATGGACGAAGTGATTTTGGTCTGGGTCAATAATAACCTGACCACCGCTCTGGAACGCATTGTTCTCAAGTGATGAGATGGAAAGCTCGTTGCCATCTGGCTTTGTTTCCTGCGGGATGCCGAATGCATCAATAGCAATCTGACCGCCACCAATAGCGGCAACCGTGGCATTAATAACATTCTTACGGCTGGACTCAGGAAGCTGTGGCAGATATTGAGAAATCTGGGACATAGCCGCAAGTCTAGCGGCGGCACTTCCCTGACCGATAGAGCGAGTGGCCTTGACTGACTCAATGTCAAGCAAAGCTCCAGCGGGAACTCCACGATTCATGCAAGCCTCTTGGAAGGAAATAGCCTCATTTCCACCCTGATCCTCTGGCAGGATGTTGGGATTAGCGGCACGGCGATAGACTTCCTTATAGTGAAGATCAAGAGCCTGAAGGTAGATTTCTGCCTTAACATTGGTGAGACGGCTCTTCTCGCCCATCTCAGCTTCAATTTCCTTATTGCCCTTCTTGCGACCGCCACCCCCACCAACCATTGGGATGAATGTGCTGATCTCATCAGCTTCCTGACCTTGGAACATAGCCGCTACTTGCATAGCGGATGATAGATTTGAACCAACGCTAACCTGAGTTAGGTTCATCCCCGGAGGAAGAATCTTATAAGGGCCAACTTGGATCGTCTTAATCTTCTCTGCATCAGCCGCCGAGTTGGGCTGGAACATAACAGCAGATCCTACAATAACCCCCTCAAGTAAGGCATTGTTGACACGATTAATGGCCTCTGCCCACTTATAAACTTTTTGTCCTAGTCCCCTAACTCCATGATAATATCCATTTCCAACGCCATTGAGGAAAACCGTGAACGCATTGGAGAACTTGGAATAACGGCTAGGCATCTCGCACAGGAACTCCGTGGAGTTGAGGCGATCAAAAATATAGTGGGAAATACGACCATCGTACTCCTTAACAAACATATGAGCCACCTTTATAATCTTGCTCTTGGCGTAGGAGTAGTAGAGAGCGTTGTTTTTAAGCTCCTTCTGATACCACTCCCAAGGTCTGCGTTGATCCTGCTCGTCAACACGGGCATCCATAATGGCTTGCTGGCACTCCTCGACATTCCAGCCACCACGCTTGGCGGCTTCGGGATTCTCAATATAGCGATATAGTTCCTCGCAATACATCTCATCCAAAACATAGCAAAACTCCCAATCATCTTGATTGACACTTGCTCCCTTGGGAACAACTAGGCTCCAAGGATCAATGGCTTTAGCCTTGAAATCAGTACCATCAGGCCAATACAAGCAAGCCTGACCATGAATGACAAGTTGCTTGTGGGCGATTTGATGCTGTGCTAGGAAACCGGGGTTTGTCTTGGCGAGTAGCTTGTGAAACTCCTCAGAGATGGTTCGGCTCCATTCCTCCCTCTTGCTCATGTCTTTTCCATACTGAGTACGGACGGTGGCATAATTGGGAACGGAGGTGAGAAGGTCGAAGTATGGAATAACAGCCGCCTCCACCTTGGACTCTGCGTGTCCCCAATTCACATTAACACGATCAGCCTGACCAAGTTCACGAAGCTGTTGGTCATTGTACGGAGCATTACCATCAATGATACCCTGAATCTGAGAACGACGATAAGAAGCAATCTGATCATCGTCGATAAGGGTGTAGAGCATACTACGGACTGACCCTGCATCTTCCACCCTGCTCTTGGGAGGCTTTTCTCCAACATTGGGGTCAATTAGTCCGTAAGTAATCATATTTTAAGAAGTGATTCCGCTTGTGTGATGTCTGGATTTTTAACCCAACACCAGTCAGGTCGCCTTGCAGTTGTCTCACTTTTCTCCCCTGTTAGCAAGAGATTTCTGTTGACATGAACAATGGCTTCATTTTTGCAACCGCAAACGCCACAGCTTTGTAGGCTTGCATCAGAAGGTGTTGACCTACTGCCCTTTACCTTGCTAACCATTTCCCTAATAGCCTGTCCTGTGGCACATCCACCACAGAAGTTAGATGACATATTATAGAAACAACGAGAGCATATTTCAGCCCTTTTGTTAGCTTCGTTTTGATCCACCCATACTTCCTCTCCCTTAACAGCGGCAAGTGCCATTGCTGACAGGGATTTAATGCCCTTCAGGATGGTTTCTGCTGATAGTTGTGGCTGGAACCCAACATACTTTTCACCAGAGTAATTGCACCACCCTGCTGGCAACCTCCTGCAAATCTGGTCTTCAACCCTGTCTTTCCAGTCACTAGGAAGCGGAATGGCATTATCCTTATAATGTGCTTCCACCTTCCTGAACAGATCCTCAATAGAAAGTTGCCCTTCCACCTTGAATCCATTTTCAGGAACCGTGAAGGAGAAGCGACCCGGAGGGACTTGAGAGATGTTCTTTAGCTTCTGAAAGCTCATTACTCGTCAATAATATTTGCGTTGTTTGGATCAAGCAACACCTCTGTGCAATGGTCAAGAGCCATCTTGTATCCATTCATAAAGGCTTCATACATATATTCCTTATGACCATCGGCTGTGCCGTGGTTCTTGGAATAAGTGCGGATACCCTCTGTGTTGAACCAATTCTCAAATTTATCTGTAGCGTTCATTTGTATATCTCCTCGTCTTCTTCTTCCCAATCATCCCCCATGTCGGGCAAGCTGGAATTGGGAAAAAGCACCATATGCTTCATCAATAATCCCAGCCGCTTCGTTAACTGATTCTTCATTAAGGTCTGGGAAACGAGCATGGAGTATTTCATGTGCCAGCACATCAACGAGATTGCGAGTAGATCCACGACTGATTGTGATCCTACGCTTCTCGTAGTCGCAAATTCCATCTGTGTTTTTGCCGGGGTTTCCATAGCCTATGCTCCACCTTGCCCCATTTATCGTTAAGGACGCAATCTTTTTGAATTTCATCGTGGTTTATAGGTGTTGAAGTAGAACCAAAGTGCAACAGCTACTAGGATGGCTATGAGCAAATCAATCATTGTTTTCTCCTTTAGATAGAATCATGCCCCTACGCTCCACATTGATACGCTCAACATCAATCACATCTCCATGCGTTCCAGACCGCTTGACGATCTCTGATACAAGTCGGTAATCAATGTTTCCACGCTTCATGTCTTTCACCACATTCTCCAGCATCTTACGCTGTGATGGTGAGTTGACCTCATAAGGGCCAGCCAACACATGATATTCGTTGGAGATGTAGTAGTGGTTTTGGATGTGTTTTGGTTCTTGGTTCATTTCTTGATAATTTTGTAGTGTGGTACTGGGTAGGTTTTGTGGCCTGTCTTGATTCTGAATTTCCTTCGCTCTATTTTTTTCTTTTCTATCATCTCGCAGATGATTCTATTTGTTTGGGCTATTTGTAGATTCCATTCCACACAAAGCTCTTTTGCTGTTTTGTATCCCTCTGGAGGAGTTTCTACATCAATGTGAGAATGTTTGGAAATTAATTTTGCCCATTCGTTAGCACTCATTTAATTATAAAATTGTGAATGATTTCAATAGTGCAAGTTATAACAATGAATACGACTATTAACGAGCATAAAATAAGAAATGTTTTCATATTGGCAACCTCCATTCCTTATCAAACTCGCCTCTGGTGATTAGCCACACGGCACTATCCTTTGGCCCAATCTCCCCATAGACTAGCCCTTGTCGCCATCCGAGGGTTGCTCGGCGGCATTTTGCATAGTCCATTTCGCCTCTGCGAGTAAGCGTACCCACGCAGTACCCTGTGCTTTCCTTAATCGTTCTGCCCTCTCCTTGCGACGAACGATGCGTGTGTCCAAATATGACTTTGCCGCCATAAGTCTCTGCCATATCCCTAGCCGCATTTTCGTTATAAATGGTTCCATGAGTGAAGGTCACATCGCCAACAGCATACTTTTGAAAAACTCCGTCATACGGAATCCTTCGGCAACCAATCTCGACAAACACCTTGTCAATATAGTCTGTTGCTTTTTGGGCGGCGTAGGCCACCACAGCGTTGCGGTGATTGAGCATCCTTGGGATTCGATCCTCATGGTTTCCGTCCAAGACATGAGTTGGTCGGTACTCTCGCAAGAAAGCAAGCCCTCCATCAATGTCTGGGGCAACTGGCTCTGACTCGTCACTACTTCCAGCCGCACCCGATCTCCAAGCGGTTGTATCACACCAATCGCCCAGATGAACACATATCGTCGGCTTCCATTTGTCTCGCATGGCAAGAACCGCAGAAATTGCAGTAGGGTCAGCGTATTTTCCATGACTACAGGAGACGGCAAGGAATCGCTCAAATTTTGTACCAATATGAGGGGCGGCTATCGCCGCCCCCTTTGCTTTGGATTTCATTCTCCTAATTCAATTATGGCAATCATTTCGTCAGCCATTTCAAATGCATCTGACGCTATTTCATCTTTCTTCCAACCTTTTTCTAAATCTCTAGTGCAATATGACTGCATAGCCAATCCAGCATAATACTCACGCAATGTCATTCCGTGATTTAACTTGCTTGAAAACGCATATATTTTTTGTTGTTTCATTGTTATTGCTCTGTTGTTGTTAATGTGACTAATTCCCACTTACTAGGATCCTTCTTCCCCGGAGCAACGCCAGCATTCACCAGCGTTCCATTAGCCCCGAAGTCAGTTGCCGCCATGAACAGCTTCTCATCGAATGTCATAGCCTCAATCGTCTTGCCGTTGTCGTTAAACTCAACGGAGTAGAGAGTCCACTTCTTTGCGGAGCCTTCCTTGCTCTGTGCGGCGATCTTGGCTTGAGTTGGCAATACGCCCCTCCAAGTAGCCACAGCGTTTCCTGCTGGCCTTACGGATGGGTTCTTGTCCATCGCCTTTGCTACGGCAGGGCGGCTGGAATCAATGTTGGCTTGGATCTTCTCTCCCTTGGATAGACCAGTAGAGATGTTGCCGTCATCGTCATCCTCCGAAGCAATACCCAACACGGCGGCTAGGGCATAGCGACGAGCATAGGTGATGGCAGATCCCACTCCCTGCGGGGACTGATCCTTGAGAGGGAGCAGTAGCGTGGAGGTGGTGCTGTAGCCTCCCTTGTGCAGAATGGTAGTCTCCACACCAGCGGTTCCCTCCATGAAGAGGGGCTGTTGCATGACTGCCAAACCATGCTTTGCAAGGATGGGGCGAGTAGCGTCAATGATCGCATCCAGAGGAGCATACTTGCTCTTGAAATACGGATTGGCGGCTGTTTTAGCCACATTGGACAACTCACCAATAGCGGCGACTAGGGCTAGTGAATAAGCCTCCTGTGATTTGTTTTCGCTCATTACTTCTTGAAGATGAAGGCCAAGAGATTACTAACCGACACGGCAAGCGTGGCGATGAGCAGGATGGTGGATGAGAGGATACGAGCCTCAAGCTCGTAAATCTTCTCGCCGATTTCGTGATCCCACACGATACGAAGCTCGGTGGTTGTTTCCTCCTGCTTATCGCAGGGCTTCTTGCAGGGTGTTTTTTTCATTGTGTTTTTGGTTATCCCCTCTCGTCAGCCTCAATCATTGAGTCGTCGATGAAGGAAATTGTTTCGTCTAGCGTGTTGCGGATGGATTCTAATGAATCAAGCAGGATTGCGATTTTCTCCTCTGGTGTTAACTTGTCGCTCATTTGAGGCAGAGCCAGATGAAGTTGACTGCTCCAAGTAGCGTTGCCACAGCAATTGCGTAGAACATGACTTGCTGTCGTTCAGAAAGAATGTTGAGATCCTGCTGTTGGTCGAGAAGCATCGTGGTGATGTCTGTGAGTTCGTTTCGCTTTTGAAGAAGGTTTTTCCAGATTTCGGAGATTTCATTGCAAGGCTTGGTGGTCTTGGTGGTTTTCTTGACTGCGGTTTTTGGTTTGGTGTTTTTCATAACGAATGTTGTTTTATGGGTTGGGCTGACTGATGGCAAGAACTATTTTTGAAAAAGTTTCTCCATGATCGGAGCAAGATAAACACTAGCCCTATCGGATGGATACTCCGTGAGGCAGAAGTTTACGGCGGCGATAAGGGAGGCTTGCTTCAGTTTGATTTCAACCATTCTATCATAGCAGTCATTTTCATCTTCTGGTGTGGTGGGATTGTCCTCCTCGTCCCACTCGTATCCTAGTATGGCTCCAGTTGGAAGGCGGTATCCTACGGCGTGGAGGAAGCTCTCAAATGCTTCTATGCACTCGGATAGCGTGGATTCCTCGCTGATTGTGATGTTGACGCATGGTGAAGAGATTCCTTCAAGTGGCGTGATGGTGAATGTGTGTGGTGTGGTTTTCATTTTTGTTTGAGCTTCTGGATCTCGTTGCGGAGGTTTTGGAGTTCTCCAGAAATATCTCTGTTTATTGACTCTTGAAGTCGCATCCAAGCGTGGAGATGATTGGGGGCTTTCTGCTCCTGCTTGTCGCTCAAATTATCGACTTTTTGATCAACAACGAAATTTGATGGTTCTGGATTAACGACAACGGGTTCCTCATCAACTGCTTTGCCGCAATCCTCGCAGATGTCTCCCATAGGCTCAACTCGGCTAAACCAAGTTCCAGTTGTGCTACCACAATGGGGACATTTCCAATCACTCACGGGTTCCTCTGGTTCGGGGGCGAATCGGAACTGGTAGAGCCTTAACAGAGAATCTGGATCTTCCTGCTCTTCCTTGCTTCCAATCAGCTTCCTCCATTCTGGCAGACTCCAATCATTTTCTGGAGCGAAGATTTCTAGCCTCTCAATATATTTACGGAGCCTTGCGACCTCGTTGTCGGGTTTCTGTGGGTTGGTTTTCATGCATCCCTTCTACGACTGCATCCGCTGGATGGCAAGAACAAATTTTGAGCTTGACACGATTTTGTAAAACCCCTTATGTATCCCCATACTGCTCCTGCGGAGAGCCTACGACAATCCTGTTTCTTTTGAAAGATCGTCAACTCTAGCCAACCATCCTTTTAAGAATTTCCTCAATACTGGCTTCTGCTCTGCGAGTCGATTGTAAAAGCCTCTACGCTCGTTTTGAAACTTCTTTGGATCTCTTCCAGATAAATTCAAAAACTTCAAAGCTCTAGACAATCCGCAATTGACACAAGCATCAAAGAAGATCCAGTCAAGAGGTTGAGGAAGGTGGTCGCAAGCGTACTTGAGCCATTCGCTCCAGTAGATTTCCGTGGCTTCCTTTTCGGTTAGATTCTTGATGTCAACATTTGGATGGGAACGCTGGTCGATGCCAAACTTGGTGGCACCCCCACTATCGTCTGGGTCATTCTCGTATGTAATCCCTTCATGCTCCCACAGGAACGGAATAACCTTAGTCTTAAAGTACGCCGTCATCGTGCCACCTCGACTTCTGGATACGCTGATTCACAACCATGTCTGGAGCTTCGGCATTGCTATCCACCTTCACATCCTCGCTCATGTGCTGGAGTGCTGATACGGCCTTCCAATCCATAGCGGCCTGTCCCGTGATTAAAGTTGTTGCGGTGGCTCCAAAGAAAAGAACAACGAGGTTGGCGAGTTCCACGATGTCCTTGGATGCCTCTGCGTGGAGGACAATGAGAGTAGCAGAGACAGCAAATACAAGAAGAACGCAACTGCCAGCCAACAGAGCGTAGATCGCCTTTTTGCTCTCCAGCGGCTTTTGGGACAACTTGTTCTCAATTAGATTAGAAACCGCCATGATGTCTTGATTCCAATATAAAGCACTACGCACAAGATTGCAGAAAGTGCAATCAAACGCCATGTCCATAGCTCTTTAAGAGCCTTCTCCTGCTTCTGATGCCAGTAAGCGGCATCATTTTGAGCCTTGGCTAGATCCTTGGCTTGCTGGTCAACTTGGGCTTGGTAGGTGTCTACTGCGGAGTTTAGCTCTTTAATCACCGCATTCCCTGCGGGAGTTGTGACGAGTGGTTTGAGCTTTTCAATGCTGGTTTTCACACCGACAACTGAGGGGGCTGTGTAGGCAACCTTCTCATGGGAAGCACACCCTGCCAGCAACAGGGCGGCTAGGATGGAGATACGCTTCATTTTAGGAGCCGCTTCACCCCGACATAGACGGCAATAAGACCAGCGATGAGGGATACCAGCAGGGTCATGTTCTGCAACCAGACATGGGTAGAGTTGAAGAAAGAGACGATGAGAGTCACCAACGAGACGATGGCACTTGTTGAGCCTACTTCAGCGTTGGAGACAACATGGTTGCTCATGACTTCTTGCCTTTAGAAACTGGCTTTGGCTGTGCCTCAACCTTGGGGGTCGATCCCTTGGGGAACAAAGCGGTGAGGGAAGCGGCGATGTCGGCTCCAAGGAGTTCAGCAACGCGGGCATCAACATCCTTGTCGGTAAACTGACCAGCCTGTGCATAGGTTGGTGTCGTGGTGGCATCCCAAAGGCGAAGATAGACATTCGCTCCCTTGATAAAGGCCGTAGCAGACTTGTCATCGTAGCTCACGATCCAATCAATCTGATTAAGAACGATTGGAGCAATGGCCTTACCATTGATAGGAGATGGAGTGATGGTGATGGGAGATTTAAGAGAAATCATGATGTTAGATGTTAATAAACCAAGGAAGGTTAAGCAAGCGAGAAATTAGCACATCCCCGCCTTCAGAGATAGACACTTGGAACCCAGTAGATCCATATGCCATAGGGGTTGAGTTTAGATTAACGAGAGAGTTGTCGTTCCAAGCATATTGAATACCTTTAGATGAAGTATATTTAGCTGTTCCATGAATAACTCCTTCTGAATTATATGATCCAGAGTTAAAGGTAACATCGCCATAAACAACAGCTTGATACATTCCCCATGAATCGCCACCAAATGTTGCACCATTGCTTATGGTGATTGAGATATAAACAAGCTCCGCATTGTTCGCAGTAAGCGTGTTAATCGTTGGATTTGCCGTTCCTGTGTTGGCATAAATTGCACGAGAAGGTGCAATAATCACATCGGTGGAGGCATCGGGAATTACTTGAGTTCCAACCGAATTAATCGGGCGAGTTGTATAGGAATCATCACTCCACCAATTTAGTGTGTTGTTAAAATCACCATCGTTAGCCCCGCCAATAGAGGGGTTGTCGTTAAAATGCTGTGGGCTAACGGCGGGCCAGTCAAGGTAGGTTACAGAACCAGAAACATTGCCGCCAATAGGATAGCTACCTAGTCCACCGGAATAATATACTGTGGCGTTGCCATCGATCTGACCAAAGTTGTATGATTGCTCATAGAAGAAAGCATTTCCATGAACAGTACCAAGGCTGCTGGTAGATTGATCTCGGAAGGTGGCATTGCCAGTAATGTATCCGTTTTCTCCAAGCGAGCAAGTATCGTGGAATGAGATTCCGTCCGTTGCAGTTCCATCAAATACGCCGCCTGTGCCTTGGAAATTAACTAGCCCTGTTGAGTTAAGAACAAGAGGATAATAAAAGCTGGATGAATAAAACTCTGCTGAAGAGCAATAGCAAACTCCATCTCCAGAAGTATTCTCAATAACTTCTCCGTAGATTTTTACTGGTTTAGTATTAATGGGAAGAGCCGTAGCTTGAATCGTAAATCCAGAATCCAGCCACCAGTTTAAAAGGTTCCCCCAATCTCCATCAGCTTCAGCATTATTGTAATAAAGTGGCTTATTAAATGGATATGTTGATCCAGCACCGCTATTATAAAGTGCCGTTACATCCGCTGTAGACAATGCTCGGTTCCAAACGCCAACTTCATCAATAGAGCCAGATAAAAAAATTCCTGTTAGAACAGCATCTCCACCAAAATATAAATTGCTAACATTACCGAGTTGGTCTCCTATGGCTACAAAAGAACCATTTAAATAAAAAGATGGAACTCCACTATAAACTGACAAACAAAAATAATTCCAACTATTTTCAGACAAAGGTGCTGACATTCCTTTATCCTCCAACCAATTATCAGCAACAATATTTCCATTTCCTGTGCGAATATTTAAACCGGGATATTGTCCAATAATTGTCGAAATCTTATTAGAATCCGTGGTGTTTACCCATCCAGCGATTGAATAATTGCCAGTAGATAATGACAATGAAATTGGTGTTGAAAGGTATTGGTCAACACCATCAAAAACAGCATCCCCAGCAATAATTCCAGTTCCTAGCGTTACGCCATTATTATTAGTAAGAGT